GTTTTCGCCAACCCGGCTACTGCTCGAGCTGCGATGCCAGCTACTGCTGGTAAGATCTCATCTATTCTCATACTTAACTACTCCGTTGCCACCATTTAGTTGAACCACCAGACTTTATTTTTGGTCGAGTACTTTTATTCAATTGCGTAATACGCTTTGTAATTGGATTAAACCGCTTCATCCTTTTTGTTTTCCGAGCAATACGAGGGCCTAGTCGTGCCCTTGTTCTCTTAATACTAAATCTCTTTTTAATATCTAGAGGTTTTGAACAACTAGCCGGTGTTGCTACTAATCTTCCTTTCCGCCAGCCTGCTGTACAACGAAATTTTTGCACAACTTTATTACCACGCCGTGCCCAAACACGCCGTGCTTCCAGCATAGGGTCTTCGCCCAGTAGTTCGCCCAGATTCATGCTTATATTTATCTTAAAAGAGTTTTTAAATTATTTTAATATGACAGCTAATATACTGCCAAGAAGGGTTATAAAAATTGCACCCATACTCCAAATTACTACTTTTTCTATTCGAGAAATTTGTGCTGAGTTTATTTCAATTTTTTGTGATAATCTAACTTCAGATTCTTGTAGATGTTGATGAATAGCAAAATATCGTTCACTACATATAGCCACATGTGCATCAAGACTTTCCGTCTCAATATCATAAGTATCGCCTGCATGAACAGATAATTTGTTTACGTCTGACTTTGCCATAATAGTATTTATCCTATTTCCTTTATAGAAAAATACGTATTTTTTATTTTTAAATCTTTTGTTTCAATATATTCTAACCCATCTAACATAGGTACACCATTTAAATCTTCAACCAATTTTTCAATTGTAATAACACCCTGATGTTCAACTGCAAATGACCAAGTCCAAACATTTCTTATTTTATTTTTATATTCAGAACCAAAACTAAATTTTGTAAGTTTTCTTTTTTTCTTTAAAGGTAAATGAGAACCTAAGGGTTGGCAAACCATACTTAGACAGTTAATAATCATATCCCAATTTTTCTGAGATACATCTTTGCGTCTCGAGGATTGTGTAATATCAATTAAAGTATAAACAGTAAACCACGTTGCTGTATCTGGGTTAAACTCATGCATAAAAATATTTAGTACTAATAAAAAACCCCCTCTAGAGGGGGTTTTTTCTAACTTGCTTAAAACAAAATTAGTATGCGAAATCAACACAAGTGTATGAACCACCTAATGCTGTTGCCAGCGCTGCCGCTGTCCAGGCACTCGGGGACTCAACACCAACATGTGTTAGTACTGCTGGTGAAGCAGAACCATCACCTAGTGCACCAATCATTACGATTGTTGCTTTTGTTTCAATTGTATCTACTACGTGTGTTGCATTAGCTGCTGTTCCTAGTGCTACGCCACCGATTGAGAAGTGCTCAATATCATGACCTATGAATGAACCAGCTGCTACTGCGCCGTTAACTTTTGCTACCATTGGATTTTCTCCTTTATTTTCTATGCACCATTAATATCGATGCTTACATTTATTTATCTTTCAGAAACATTTTTAAACATATTTGTTAATTACTTGCCGCCTCGATACCATACAGGTTTTTTAGCTGTTTTTGTTGTTAAATGCTTACCAAGTCGATATGCACCATATGTGGCGGCGCCTGTAAGACCTATACCTGCGGCAATTTTAGAACGAGCGGACATACCACCTTTTGTGTTTGCAGGTTGTGCTTTTTCCATATCCTTTACAGGCTCTACAGGGACATATTTCTTTTCTTTTGCTAATTTCATCATAACCGGCATAAGTTCTGAACGCATTGCTCTTACTCGCAATGCTTGTATAATTCGTGTTATAACTAATGTCTTTTGTCCATGTTTTAAATTCCCCCAATCTGATACAAGACGACGAACAGACTTATATTGGGAATTATTAATTTTTAATTGTCTTTCTAATCTATATAAAAATGCAGAATCTACACTTTTTCTTGCTACACCTTTAGCAGTTAAACGTAACCATTCCTTTAATTGTGGCACATTTACACGTAAATCTGCTAAAAACAAACTACTTGCTTCTGTATCTGCAAACATATCACTTGTATCATCAGTACCAGTCAACCCTGTTAATAATATATACATATCTGTTCCATTTACACGAAACACATTAAAATTATTAAACATTACTGTTTTTTTAGCATATTGAGCTGCTACTGGTGCATATTTAAATTCATTTTTAAGAATAGTCAACATACATGCATATAGAAATACCAAATCAGCGGCATCTTTAGACGTATAACGACTTAACTGTCGTTTCTGCCTAATTAATCTACTTTCACATAGCTCGTTAATGAATTCTAATTCCATAATACTATTTATTAATATACCTTTTGGAAGTTGGCGGCGCTAAAGCCTAATCTATCAACAATTTTTACAGCATTACCAATATGATCAACTGCTACAAAACCCTCTGGGTCTCTAACTTCAAATGTGCCATCTGGCATTTCCTCAAAAGTATCCATTGCTCTAATACCATTTAACTTTTTAGCAAACATACTTTTAATACTAAACAATCCAAACCATAATTCATATATGTGCAAAAAACTATCTTTATTTGCATCAAAAAACTGCAAACCTGTTTCTAATTCTTGTGTTTTTCTATTAATTGCATCTTCTTTTTTATAATTTGCAATTGTTTTTTCTATTTTTTCTTCAAAACGAGAAATAAAATTTAAAGCAAATTGCTCAGCATTAGCAGGGATAGAACCTTGCCTAACACTTGCATTAATTGTAGCTTCCAGTTGCTTGCCAAACTCTTTACCAAAAGCATCTGTTTCGAGAAAATTAAAAAACTTTCTACCAGTTGATATTAAATCTTTTCTTGCTTCATTCATCGCTTGTCGGATTGCAGTTGTTTCTTCTAATGTGAATGTCACTTGACCACTAACATCTTTTATATTAGCATCACTAAACCAAACATCATCAGTAGAATTTAAATCCTCAACACTGGCGCCATATTTAGCGTCGTTACTTGCAGGCCAGTCTGGATAACTGGTATGAAACACTATACCTATTTTGGCTTTATCTATCTTTCTACCTATATCGCTATTAGATGGAACTGCATATGTTAATGTATTTGGAGTAAAAAATATCGCTTCTTCATCATCCAATAAAGACTTTTCTTTACTTCCTGAAACAAAAAGTAAATCACCTTGTAGCAATCCTTTAAAATTGGGTGGGAAAATCTTAGGCAACTCTTCTAACACTTCTTTTAACTTACTACGCAAATTGCTTTTTTCGTCACCTTGTTTATTAGCATCAATTGCATCTGGCGTATCCATTATACGAGCACCAGTTTTTGCAAAAATACCCTTGTCTCCCATTATAAATTTACCAGTTGTAGCATCTCTACCTGCAAAAATAGCAGGGGATCCGTCCCATTTTGTTGTTATATTTACTGGAGATTTTGTGTGGCCGTCCAACAAATCTAAAAGAGCGGCTCCAATATTTAATGCTTCTTCAGCACCTTTATAGCCACCATGTAAAATATTATCTTCAAAGTGAGTTAAATGAGTGTTTGCACCTTCATCGATTTCAACATCATCCGTGATGGGTTTGCGTGTATAGGAAAGTTTATGAAACCCTACACCTTGTGAGCGTGTAATTCGAGGGCCTCGAAATTTACGCTTCTGTTTTATGTTTAGAATTAGTTCGGTGATCTGCATCGTTTATTCGTCTTAAAGCATTACTAAATTTTTCAAGTTTTCCTGTACGAATTGCATTTAAGAATTTCTTTTGTAATTTATCGGCTGTTTCTGCATCATAATTACCTTCTAATAAGTGCATAATATTATTAGCACTAGCAATAACATGGCTTGCCCGATTCTCAACAATTAATTCTTTATCCTTCTTAGGAAGAATATCTTCAATTTCGCTCAATATGCTTTTAATTTTCATAACAATTTCCGTACCTAGTATTTATCTATTTAAAGTTCTTTTTAACGATCCAATTTATTCATATTTGAAATCATTTTTCTCAAGTTAGATGCTTTAACTTCAGTTGTTTGCCCTTTATCATTTTCTTTATCATCTGTTACTGAAGTTTTTCTAACAACATTACTATATAAAACTTCTGATGGTTGCTCTTCTTCGCCCTCTGGCAAATCACTAATTCTTAAACTATCTATATCAAATTGCAAATCTACCCGTTGCCCTACACCGCTACTACTACGAGTTTTCATAAATTGAATTTGATAACGACCTCGTTCTCGCATAGGTGCACTTGTAAATATACCCATAACATTATCTGCTGTTTGTACTTTACTTAATCCACCTGCAATATGAGAATGATCAAATTCTATTTCTTCTACTGCTGTTCTATTTAACTGTGAGGCCGTTATTAACAATGTATCCAACTCAACTGCTAAATTACGCAACTCCTCTGCAACATATTTGTCTTTAACATACAAATCACTTGGACTTACACGCTTGTCATTTGGCATCATTAAATCTAAATAATCAATTATAATTGCTTGTGGTTGATTACCTGATTGTATTTCATATTCTTTAAGATATGATCTAAGTTGTCCAGTGTTAACACCACTTGGTAAATATGCTATTTGCATTGCGCCTGCTTGTTTAGCAAGCAATTTAACTTTTAATTCTACCTTTTCTAAATCTTTAAATAAACCTCTACTGGACATTCCTGTTGCCATACTATCTATTCGCATTGCAACCAATTCTTCACTTAACTCAAAAGTAAAATATATTACATTTAAACCTATCGAAGCCCAATTTAATGCAAGATTTTGTAAAAATAAACTCTTACCTGTACCACTACCACCTGCAAAAATTGATAATTCACCTTTATTAAAACCACCAAACAATTTTTTATCAATTGCTGTCCAACCTGTACTTACTTGCCCATTATTGTCTTTTAATGACCTTAACCGTTTTATAGGATCTTCAAAATAATCCGTACCTAAACTTTTTGTTAATCCAACTTCACTTGCTTCTTTAACTCGTTTTTCAACTGAATAATATTCACCTTTTTCAATATCATCAGCACTTGCTAAAATTGCTTGCTCTAATGCTTTAAATTTTGCAAAATCTTGAAACTCATCAAGAAACCATTCTTTATGACGAACTGTTACTTCATTATCTATTTCAACTTCTATACCTGTCTTTGCTTTAATCTGATCAATAGTTGGTAAACTATTATATTTTTCTGAATGCTCATTTATTAATATAACTGCTGGCCGTAACTTATTATTAAAATATGTTGGTACAACCAAACTTTGTATACGTACATATAAATCTTTATCGCTTATTAAAAAACCTAAAAATAATTTTTGTAGATCTTCTGTAAACTCTTTTGGCATTATGACGTTTTCTCTTTATTCACTTGCTGGACAAAATGCGGATCATTTTTTAACATCCTATCTATAAAATTTAATAACTTAATAGTTACTATTCGTTTGGTACGCAATTGCGTTGTTATTGACTTTAATACTGTCTGTTCTTTATAATTTAATTTCACACCACATCCTTTTGCAGAGTTAGTTGCTGGTGCACTTCCAGTATCTTCATTTGCATCTTTAACTGGCAGTGCATCATCAAGCACACCTCCTGCTTGATCAACTATATCTTGAAATTTATCGTTCTGCTCTTTTATAACATCCATCTGTTTTTGAAGCTCTTCAATTTTTTTATATAACTCGCTTATATGAGACATTTATAGTTGCCTCTTTAAAACATTTATTCTCATTGAACTATCCTCGATTGTATCTATAATACTTCTCAATGTAAACAATCTGCCATACTTTTTAACTGCATCGGCTACATCTTTAACATTCTTATCCCAGTCAGGAAAACTAACTGCCCAACCATGTTTAATTGCACTTGGTATCAACTTCTTTCCTGCTCTGTCTCTATCCGGTACTAATATAATTTTTTTATTAAAACTATTCAAAAACTCTGCTTGTGTATCTGTTACTTGTGAACCTAATAAGCCAACGCCATCTATACCTATTGCATCAAAAGGTCCTTCGACTAGTATAACATATTTTCTGTCTTTTGTATATAACTGATCTACATTAAACAAATAATCTCGTTGGACATTAACATAATATTTTGGTGTCGTATCTTTATTTGGTTTAATATGCCGAGACACCCAACCTACAATTTTATTTTTAAAATAGCAAGGAACAATAATACGGCTATTTAAATCCATATATGTATCTGGCGACCAATAAAAATCCCAATTCTCATAGATACCTTTACCGCGTGATTGTAAATATGCTAAAACTTTTTTATCTACTTTATCAGAAATAGGAATAGAGTTGTTTGGCAAAACAATGCTCTCCCAATCTAAATTTACTTTTCTTTCTGGCTCGACAACTATATCTTGATCTTTTTCCTTTAAACTTTCTATTTTTAATTTATTAACTACACTATCTTCTATGTTAATACTAGTTAATAAATTAATAAACTTATGTCCTAATACACTTCCACCATGCCAACCAGTTGTATAACCACAATTAAAACAATGATATGAAATTACATTCGTTGTTGTAAAATTAAAGCCACCACGCTTGCGTTTATCAGGCCTTATTTCGCCCATACTGATACACATTGGACAATTTAAAGACATCCAACCACTCGGATTCACTTTTCGACCGGATAGTCGAGATAGAATTAAAGACTTTAACTTATCTATAAGCACTAATATATTTTAACTTCTAATTAGGACTTTGTCAAGTGTACCAGTATTGGCCGCATCAGGAATATGAACAAATCTAACCCAATTTGTTGATATAGTAAAATTAAAAGGGTCAATTCCGGATGTTGCTGTATATGTATTCCAGTCCATAATGAGATTTTCTGGATGTAAATCTATAACAAACCAATTTGTTGGAGCAGTTATATCATGACTACCTTCAGCATAAAACTTACCAGTATATGTTGTTGTATAAACTGCACAAGTATGTAATGAAGTTTGATAACTCCTATTTGGTGAGGCACTTATCGCATCACTTTCATAACGTACGCCATCTAATGTAAATGACGAGGCACTTAATGTAGCTGACGGGCTTGGTAAAATATTATCAAGTATTTCAATTGTACCAATTGCACGTTGTGACAAATCTGTATACAATGCACCTGTCTCACCTGCTGTATCTGTTGTTGTTATACTAAACTCGTATAATCCAGCATCAATGTTAGCAGTGTCTCCCCAACTAAATGTTACATCTAATGTACCTTTTACATTATCATTTACAACAGGTACCTTTGTTAAAACTAATGCACCAGTGTTAGCATCAATAATATTAACTGCTAATGTTAAATGACTAATAGATGCAAGTCGACGATTCTCATCATATACATTAAATGTAATCTTGTCATCTATTCCTTTATGAATTTTAATTGTATTATTATACATGGGTCCTTCCAATCGTTGGCCGTTATTAAGTATCGTTAATTCATGTATTCGTTTATAAAGATAAAGATTACTTGTAGCCATTTGTTTATTACTCTATTATATTTATTCGAATAAGTACAATAGCAATGATAGATGACATAGCAAATATTATCGAAAAATATCCGTTTCTAACTGGTGTAAAATACGCAAAGCAAGAAATTATAGGCATCATACAAAACCATAATACACAAATAACAAGTGTATATTGCTATGACAAAATACAAGACGAAGATAAAGAAAAATTTCTCACTCTAGGTGAAACATGGTGGTGGGAAAGTAATCGCATAACACCAATTAACTTATTCTTACCTCAAGAAATAGAACAATTTCGTTATTGTTTAAGAAATTTTATTAGTAAAGATGTAGAATTTTTGTTTGGTCCTATTACCAGTCTTCATAATATTATACGCAAAAGAGTTAAACGCAGAACTGTACAACTAGTTCGAAAAATTGACAAAGACTAATTAACACCGTCGCAGGTTGATGCCACCAACGGCTTCGACGCTAACAAGTGCATCCTCAATAATTGAATTTAATTGCACCACAATAGCAATCGCATATGCAATTGCATGAGACTTTTTAAAAAAATAACTATCACCAGTTGGCTTAATCCAAACTTCTTTATTAATTGTATCCCAATCCTTATTTAATAAATGCCTTTTTGCTGGACGAATAACTGCTAGTACTGCCGCCAGTTGTTCTATACTGTTTGGCTTTAATTGTTTTACAATATCATAATGGTTATGTATATGAAATAATTGTTCTACCATTTCTTTATGTTCTAATAATTCCCAAACAGGTTCCTGTTGTACTAACTCTTCCAAATGATCATTACTATTAACATTTTTATACACACTAACATTTAAAAGATCTAATTTAAAGTAATTACGAGATTCAGCATCCTTATAATCTATACTTGAAACTCCAGTAAATGGATTAACTGGTATATTATTGAAATACACACCAGTATTATGTTTCTTTTCACCATTAAGACTTGCTGGTATATGTTTTAATATACTTAAAACATCTTCTCTGTTTTTCAAATCAATATCAATATCAGGTAACTTCATATGCCTGCCTCTGATAAAATTGATTTAACAAATGCAACTTCATCATAGTTATTCTCAAATTTTCTATGCCAAAATTTTGGATCCAATGCATCTGCTACTAATGCCATTTGCTCATCACTTAAATTATTCAATGCTGTTTGTCCAGATTGACAATTAAAAACTACCCATGGAGAAATACGTCCTGTTCTAATCCAATATGTAAAAACATTAGAACTAACCTCTTTAAAAAATAATACCCAATCTCTATTCTCTTTTTCTTCCCAGTGTCGCATAAACTTAACACTTCGTTCTAATGCTTCGTTGGCTGATTCACTATTTGTATATTCCCTAACAAATAATTCATATGCACCATCTTTGATCCAGTCATCTAATTTTAAATCATGTTTAACTAACCAATCTACAAAATCTTCGTGCTGTAAACAATTTACAT